AATACTGCTCTGTGTGTCATTCTTAACAAGTAAGGAATAACATTTTTTATACTTCGTAGGTTAGCAGCATTTGCTGTGTATAGATTAACATTCATTTCTGAGGCGACAGCACACGCTATTGTTGTTTTACCAAGACCGGGAGGCCCGTCAATTAAAACATGGGGCAGCACACTGTTTGTGTTTTTACAACCAGTAGTAGATATTTTAAGACGAGAAATAACATCTGACTGTCCGATAATATCATTAAATAAATTTGGTCTCTTAATTACATTCATTGAATTCTCCAAGATTTTGTAATATATATTTAATCAATTTCCTAGGTTCTGTTTCTTTTGTTTTGTCAAATCCTTTAGTCACCAAACAAACTGACTCATCGTAACTAAATCCGTATTGGATCATCATATCAATACATTTAGAATATAAGGATTCAGTCGCTGACACTTGCTCGTCTTTGACTATTTCTTGTTTTTGTGTAGGCTTAGAATTATTATCTTGTTGATCTGGATATATGATTTTTATCTTTTTAATGCGTTTGGGATAAAAAATCACACCACAACAATCGCAAACAATTTTGAAATTTTTAGTTTGTGCTTCTGCAAGAGATAGCCAGAATGTATTAATACAATTTTTATTGTGGCATCTATATTTAAAGTGACAATCTAAATCAATCGGTTTCTGGATTTTCTTTTGAGTCTTTAGTTTCGTCATCTTTTATCCAAAAAATAAAGTCGTTAGTTTCATCGTCAAATGCTGACTCTACCAATCCTTTTTGAACCAAACCAGACATTGTATTACTAACGATACGATCATTAAGACAAGAAATTATATCTGCAAAAATTTTATCATTGAGAATATATCTAGTCTTTTTTGATTTTTTATTTTTTTCAGATCGTAATTTACTTTTTACTATTGTTAGTGATTCATTATGTGATAGTATACTATTTAACTCATCAATATCATCATCTTTTACAGAATCCATAGAAACTTCCTGACCATCTTCTTTACCCCAAGTTCCAAAATTATTGAATACTATCGCTCTAACTTTATCTGTAAATTCATGTAAATCGTTAACTATAAACCAATCGTTCATAATTTTATCTAATTGAGAATATCAAATAGTCCTTTGTAGTATGATGGTTGTTGTAAAAAATAAACAGCATTTGATTGAGTATGATTTCTATAAATTATATCTACAGGATCATATAGAAAATATTTTGTTTTCCATACTGGTTCTCCATAATAATTGGATCCCAAATACTGGGGCTTTTTAGTTCCACCAGTATTAGGATTCCAACTATTCACAGGAAACTTTTTCACAGGAAAACCGTGAACGAAAGGTATCAATTTATCACTACCACCCATATCCTTAATAATATCCATTATCCATGAGGATATTGGACTATCTGGAGTAACATCAAATTTGAAATAATATTGATTAGGATTTAATGAAGGATGATCATAGTCATGATAGTCGTCATCGTCATAATCATCTTCTTCATATATATCGCTCATAGTTTTATCCTATACAGAATTGATCGCCCAACTGGTGAGCCAAGTCTTTAGCGGAACTTGACAGGAACCTGTTGTTGCTGAAATACAACGCTGTGGACGCTTGGTTGAGGTACTCCACGACAGTTTTTAAAAGTTTGGTCTGCTGGTCGCTGAGAACTAAACCGTTGCCTCCAGAGTAAGGTACACCATACGCTTTGTTCTGCATATAGTTATCGTCATGGCTCTCGTCATCGTTGTCAATTTCATCCATACCATAATTCACATTATTACCAGTGTTTTTCTGACCACAACAATTATTTAGTTGGTTAAGTATATGTTGTGCAACATCTGCTGTTACTGGGATTCCAGTAGTGTCAGACTTTTTATATGCTTTAGCATATCCCTTGTACCACTCATCGCTGCATTTAGCAGGATCAATCACAATGTTGGTTGTTTGACCAGTAAGAGCAGATTGCAAATCGGCCACATTAATTGGTTGACCAGTTGATCCTGGCAGAATACTAGTAAAGTAAGGAGCCTTCCCCTCCCAACCTTTACGCCACCAAGTATAAGGAACCCTATAAATCTGGTTAGCCTTAATCGCTCTTGGATCTCCACCAAAATAATTCACCAGTTTCTTTTGTAGACCATTCCAGAAAGTCTTATTCTTACCAACCATTTTACGAGACTGATCATCAAAAATCCAATAGCACTGATATCCATTACGAGTATCCACAACCCAACTAGGTTGTACCGGGAAATTATTGATCTGTTCAAGAAACTTCTTTTTCTTTTGCATCACAACGCTAGGTTTAAAATATTTACCCTGGTTATCTCGTCCAGCATCCATATCACAGAAGCAACAAGTAAACTGATTGATCGCGTACAATTTACGACCACCATTTACATAGAAATAAACGTCTGATCCAGACTTGTGGTTTGCTTTAAGAGCCTCGTCAAGACGCTCAGTATGATTCATACTGCTAATCTTTTTGCGAGGATTACCATTATAAACAAAAATGTTCTTTTGCTTAAACGAATCTAAAAACTTTTTGCTGCTTCCTTTATTTGGAAGATGGCTCTTATCAAACGGATTAAAACCAAGATTATCATTAAACATAATACGTTATCCTACCTATAAACATTATAAAAGATACTGGGATAGTAAACCCATTACTATCATAGTCAATATCAAGAAAGTGTGAGGGAATCGAACCCTCTCACATAGCGTGTGAATCTAAAGATACCAGAGGCTATGATCTTAGTCACCAGACTCCACTTTACCTTTTTTTAAGTATCAATTATAGAAACCGTAACTGTCAGTGTCCTCATCCTCATCGTCGTAATCTTCATCATCAAACTGATCCCAGTATTCATTATCAATACCATAATCAGTATCTTCATCATCATCATGGTATTCTTCATCGCTGAATGTTGAAGAATAAAGGGGCTTTAAGAGTTCACCTTGATATTCACCAACCACAAGATATTCGCATGTGCGAAGTTTCTCACAATTGCAATCAGTAGGAACGCTTACAACATCCTTGGGATTAATCTTTACGATCACAATCTTATCGCCAGCCTCAAGACTACCATAACTAGCAACATAATTTAATGCACCAGCATGAAGTCCGTTTGAACAACCACGACCACGATCATCGTCCACCTTTGAACGAGTCATCTTGCAAACATTACCAACACTATTGTCAAATACTCCACGATACTTATCCTTGTAGTCGCTCCTGACTGCTTTATAAGCAAGGAAGTAACCATCCTCAGTAATAGGCAGATGCTCATGCTCAAGGAAATCATAAAGTTCCTTTTGACTCTGCATACTAGGATTCTCCATAAGATTATGAAGAAAGTTAACAAGAGGATAAAACGGTAGACCCTTGCTCATAAACTCAAGAATACGCTTGCTGATACTACCATGAACTTCCTCACCCTCATACAAAACCTTACCATTCTTGATCTCCACAAGACCATCACTAAAAGTAGAGACAGCCTTTTCAATATCCACAATCTCCAAGAGTTCATCTGCTGTTGCTGTCGGCAACGCTTCCAGAATCATCTTGTAATTAATATGATCAGGCAAAACCTGATATGTTCTATTATTAAGAACCAGAGTCAAATTACCATCAACCCACATAAACGGAACACTCATTTTAATCTCCTTTGTTTCCTGTGAAATTTAACCAATTACTTTACTAACCTGTGACTTAAACATATCAACATCATTCATTTGAACCATCCAACGATCACTATTATTTCGATAATAGTAATGACGATCATCATCCAATTGCTTGATGGGATTAGAATTTTGCAACTCTCTCAAGTTGCCACTCACACCCTTCACACAAACAATATACTTCAACAACGGATTGTTGTCAAGTTCATTCTTAATAGAATTCCTCAATTCCTTCATTGAGGGACACTTGAAAGATTCTTTACTTTCATTCTTGAAAATTTTCTTATAGTTAGAATTGTTTTCACTACCATAAAAACTATCAAGCATATTTCCAATCATCAGATACATAACATTGGCAGACTTAATCTTAGCACTATCAAGTCCATTGATACCAAAATCACTGAGCAGTTTGGTCATGTGACCATAATAATCCTCAGCCTTAAACTTTGGAATATCAAAACCGTTTCTGTGCATAGTATCGGCAAAGAACTCGACTATCATTAGACTATCCAGAATTTCCTTGATAGACTGGTTAACATACTGACTATAATCAAGACCAAACATATTCAGCATATGAAAGAGGAATTGTCGATCAATATAGCCTTGATTATATCCATGACTCATCTTATCATCCGAGTTATACTGAGCCTTAGACTGTTCAACAAGCGTATTAAACTTGTAGATACTCTTAAACTTGGAATCATTAATCTTTTCTAGTCTGGTCTTGAGCCAAGTATTAAAATCCACAAGGTTGTAACCATCCTTGATTAAACGATCAACACTACTTTGCTTGATAGCATAAATATCTGTACCATCAAATATCTTATTCTGAGTTATCTGATCCTTCCACTGATGAAGAATATGGATCTCAGGATACTTGTCAATAGAACCATATCGAAGAATAGGAATATAAACAATCTCATCCATATCTTCAAGATCATCTAGACGCTCACTACTAAGAGACTTTAGATATGTAGCATCATTATAATCATAAGACAATGGACTAGTATTCTTAGTATCACCAAGAGCCAGGAAAATATCCTGATCACTAACACTACCCTTACTTCCCTTGGTACTAGACTTTCTTGGACTATTACTCTTGAGAAGATCGCGGTGGGTTGAGACTAATTGAATATTATCCTTGCCAACATCAGCGATCAGATCATCAAAACCATCATAAACATCTTTATGATCTTCTGTGTCAACAAGAAGATAACCAAAACAATCATTTTGATTGCAATACTTTGTCACAATCTTTTTTGCTGTTTCTGTAGCAGCAATATCACAGTAAAAGAAAGCGATCTTTCCAATCTTCTTAGTGTGATTCCAGTAGTATTGACCCTTGCCAGTTAAAGTCTCGTGATGAATTCTATCTGTAAGATAAATCATTCGCCTAGAACGATAACCAGCAGTTCGATAATTAAACACATAAAGATTCTTGCTTTTCTTGAACTTGTATTCAAGATCCTCACCACTATTAATATCGTGAGTCTTATTGTTTGCATCAGTCCATTTAGCACCAACGCCCCAACCACCAGCAAGATCATTCATGTCATAATATGTGCTGATTGCTTCTACCTTGGTTTTGGCCTGAGCAATCTTCTGACTAAACATATCCTTGAGTTGAATAAAAATCTCTTGAGTCTTTTCTCGTAGAGTTTTTACAACACCCTTGGTATACTGCAAACCTTCTCGACTAACATCCATTTCAAGTTCGCCAATACCAAAATCCAACTCAAGATACAGACCATGATTAATTACTTCGCTAACAAAACTCTTCCACGAAGCAATATCAGCCTTATTAAAAGCCCTATTCCACTTGGCAATATGATCTGGAGTTTCAACCTTTTCCTCACCAATCAAATTCTCAGCCTCAACAGGATAGGCAATATTACCCATAATAGCAATAACGCCACTATTGATACGATGATGACTATTGGGAAAAATATTATTGTTATTGAATCGACAGACTCTCCACCCGTCACCATCAATCACAACATTTCGACTACCATACTCGGACTGAAAATCAAACTGACTAACTCCACCAACAATAGTTGGCTTCATCTTAAAGTAGTGGAAAATTCGTACCGCCTTTTGACTAAACTCATAGAAATCGTGCTGCTTAACAGCAAAACTAATCTCTAGACCATTAGGCTCAGAGGTTTCGCATGAATGAATAAGATTAAGTGTGGGAACACCAGCATCATCAATAGCCGCAATATAAGTATATTGAGTGCCATTGAAATAAGAGGTTGTGGTAAAACTCTTGGTATAAGCAAAGGGACTCTTACTTCCTAGTCCAAGACAACCCACAAAATCATTACTATCATTCTTATTGCTTGCACCATAAGTTGTATACAGATGTTCCATATCCTTTTGACTAAGACCAGTGCCATAATCACGCACACTAAAATTAGGATCAGCGGCAGTAGGCAACTTTACCAAGAATGGGCGAGGATTCTTAGCACTAATATGACTGTCATAAGCATTGGTGGACAGTTCACGAATAACTGCCATCACCTTGTCGGAATAAAGAGAATCCGACAAAATCTTAAACATTTTGCTCGTCTGAGCAATAGTAAACTGATTTGCACTATTAATACCAGAACTATGAACCTCAACTGTCCTATCTGCCAACTTCATTTCTGTTCTCCAAAGTGTTGTAATCGTTCCTGTGATAACGCGATTCTACCACACTGTTATCGGTTGTCAAGACCCAATAACTTTAGACCTCATGCTGTAGAATCCTAACAATGCTGTAAGTATCCCAATATATTTGATCGGCCCAATTGGTAATAAGAACCACCAAGCACCAATAAACATTGTTAAAAATCCTAAAATTAGTATAATCCAATTTGGAATAAATGATATCTTAGATATAGCTAAACATAATGGCCCAGAAAATAAAACAACCAAAAATATTAATCCAGCCATTAGTGCTAAACTAGCCATTTTTATAACTCATCTTCTTCTTCGGTATTCCATTCATCGTCATCTGGAACCCATGTTTCGTCGTTATCATAACCATCCTCGTCATTATCTAAATCTTCTTCTTCAGCAATCATTATTGTAAAATTATTTAGAATCTCTAGCATAAGATCAACTTTAAATGCTATATCCTTAACTTGCTTTTTAATATCGGCAATATCTTTGATGATTCTTTCTTGATCTTTTTGTATTTCAGTATCTTGCTTATACAAATCTTTATGTGATTGATCAATTCTCTTGTAAATATCATCAAAATCTCTTGACATAAATATCTCCTATTTTGGAGTTTTGTATTCTTTAATATCACCGTTTTGTCTTATTTTTTGATCTTCGTAAGGAGCAGCAATTCGTCTATAAAATTCTTGTTTGATATTTTCTAATACACCAGTTATCATTGCAATCTTATTATATGATGGATGCCCCATTAATCCTGCTAAAACTCTACTAAAAGTATAATTAATTCGACCAAGATGACTAGCCATATCGTGTGGATTATTCAAACTAGTCTTGTTATTACGAATAGCAGTAATAAGATTTTCTATAGCAATATCTAGTTCTGGTCGTTCTTCTTCGTTAATATAAGGCATTTTAATACTCACTACATCTACATTGGTATCTTAAACAATAAGAGCATTTTGGGCCAGGATCAGCAAACCCCCAAGCATTAGAATCGGCATCAAAACTTTCTTTACCAGTATCAATACAAACCACCCTATCTTTACCTTTTCTTCTTACTATTCCAACATTATACCAGTGACAATCCCAAAATTTTAATTGTGTTTTTTCTTGTATCTTATTCACAAGATTCTGAATATGTCTCATACTAATAATAGTATTAGCATTTGGTACAGTGGCTAATTCTGTGATATATCCCCAATCACTAGGGACTGGTTGGTAAGAATCTTCTTCTGGCTGAAATTCTAATTTACAAAGATCACCATATACTTTTGGTGCAAGATCGAATTTGCTTAATTTTTTTTGAACACTATAAGCATACTCGGCTTTTTTCTTGGTGTGGAATTCTTTAAATCCCAATTCTTTATGACCATAAATAGGATAAATTTGACAATATCCTCCTTCTTCAAACCATCCACTATAATCAATCTTAAAATCGGTGCAGATCATTTTCTTGTACCTTATTACCACTCAGATTTTCCACAATAAAAATAGCAGTTTTTAGATCATCACCCTCAAAGATTTTAATTGGGCCTCTTTGAATATCAAATCTAAATGTGGCATAAACAGCGTAGTAAGGATCGCCCTCTGCTTCTTCATCAAGATTGAAATATTCTTCAAGAGATTTTACTTCTTCTGGTATAAGACCGCCTTCATAATCAGGCAAATCTCTAATAGTAGATATATGATAATGAAGAATGTGAGAACGTGGATTGCCCTCATTAGAACACCATCCTCTAAAAAATCTATTTGGTAGACTTACCATAAGTGTTGTATCCTTTCCAATCATCAGATAAGAATTCTTCTCTGTTAGAATAAAGAGGAACTACCTTGTTTTGGTCGTTATGGGGATTGTTCATAATTCGTAGACTATAAAGATCATTATGATCATTAATTAATCCATAAGCAACAGGATGATCAAAAATTTTTAGCAATTTTTCATAATCAGTCTTGAGTTTTGATATGTCGCTTTCACAACTTAACCATCGACTATTATCTTCTTTGAGTTTTTTTAATTCATCCTTAGCATTATTAACAATAAACCGATCAGCACCATTTGCCCAAGCAAATTCTATTAGAAACTCGATAGGATCAGAATGTTCATTCATAATTATTCTTTCATTAAGTAGGAGTGGTGGGAGTCGAACCCACACTTGCAAAATTTTAAGTTTTGTGTCTCTGCCATTGGACTACACTCCCAAAAAGCAACCGACTACAACAGTCAAAAGTTGAGGTTGATTATGTGTGTGCCTCTCCATTTAAACTGCTGTAGCCGATTACCCATTTTTAAAAAATCAACTCTCAACCATTGTTGTGGGCCTTGAGGCGACGAACAATCTCTGCCATAGCCTCAACATTGTCCACGGTCTTTGTGGGCTTGGCACGTTCCATAGAAGGAAGTTCAATACCCTTCTTAGCCAGAGCGGCCTTGGTACGAGCAAAACGAGCCATCGTACTAGCAACCTTTTGACCAGTCTTACTAGCAATCTCAGCATAAGTCTTGGACGAATAAACCGCCTCAAGAAACGCCTCATCGCTGCAACGAACCCTAGTCTGCTTTTCCACGTTAGTAACTTCAGCCATAATCAACCTCCAAATCTTGAATCCAAACTTACTTCACGGTTTCGGTCACGCGACCTCATCCACCCGTGTTGTATTATCATTCTATCACAGGTTATCGGCTTGTCAACAGCCCAACCTTGAATTTTTATTTTTTGATCGGTAGTGCCACACCTAGAATAAGGTATATCCAGAATAATGCACTGAAACTACATAGAGTTGCTACAACCATCAGTATTCTAATAACTCTAGAATCTATACCTAGATATTCTCCTAGTCCTCCGCAAACACCGAAAAACATTCTATCTGAAGATGATCTTGTTAAAGAGTTCATACTAAATGAAATTCCTCATGATTATTTTCTTCAGTTTCAATTCCAAGATTACTTAAAATTTGTTTTAGATTTTCATTTTGAGCATCCAATTTCTCAATGATATCATTGGCTTGTTTTAGTGCAATCGTTAGATGGTAAACTTTATTAGCCAACTCATCTGCAACATAATTTTTCATTATCATAATTAATCTCCTTATTGGATAATATTAATTACACTTTTTCTTCTTATTTCCAAAAATTCTATCCCAGTTTTTATCCCAGGTTTTTTGATCAATTTGTTTTGGGCGACGTTTAGACCCTTTACCGTTTTGACTCATTTAATCCTCCAGAACAAAACTCCAATAACGAGAATCATCTTTCTTTTGCAGAGCATCCCAATAAATAGATCGTGCAATATAAGATGGAACTTTATGCTTACCACAATTGACCATCCAATGACGCTCCATCTTTTTATAAGTATCCGTACCGCTCTTGCTCTTATTATATTTAAGATGCTCCATGTCGTAAAGACGAAGTTGGTGAACATCTCCACACAATACTCTAGCCTCATTAGGATGGATCATTTCCAGAGCAAAACTAATTTTAGCCAACCCAATACCATTAATCTTTCCAAGAATACTATCACGCTTCTTAACGTGACCTTTCTTAGTAGTAAAATAAAAGTCTTTAGGATTGGCCCAAAACTTTGTAGCAAAATCCCAAATATATTTTGTACGATTATTGTGTAGACCAACGCCACTCTTGTGAAGTTTTTCTCTCAAAAGATTCTCATCATCAACCCATTCGTCGAAATTCTTGATAGCATTATATCCGGCACAATTGCCCTTCCATGTAGTATGAACGCTGCAATAGGCAAAAAGATAACGACGAAAAATATCTTCAACATTTTGTGGTCGCACACTCTCCCAATATTCCTTGTATGCAACAACCTTGTCCTTGGGAAAATTCTCAAAGAAAATATCTGCCTTGCTCTTGTCCATCGTATTACATTGAACAGGAATCACTGTGTTTTCAACAATCATCGCTTCCTCCAAAAGTGTGTATGATGCGATTCTATCATACAGGTATCGACTAGTCAAGTCGCTATCTTGAAAAATTCCAAAATCTATGATATAATCTCGTACTTAAATATTTTTTCAGTATCCCAGTTAGTCATTCTATTAATAGTTTCTCTTGTTGATTTTTTAATTTTATATGGATGTTTAATTTTTGGTAATATAATTCTAGAATATGGATTGTTAGTCTTGGAATAATTAAATGTTTCACTGATTGTAGTAATAATATTCTCTGGATCTTGCATTAAGTCTTCATATCTAATAATAAGTAGATTATCTGCTAATAAAGATAATATATCATAATAAAAAAACAGTTTGCTTTGCCTCATTTCAAATATATTACTATAAGGTTTTAAAGAAAAATAATCATTATCTCTTGGTTCATTATTCCATTCTGAGATAAGAAAATTTTCTATATTATAGCAAATATCACTTTTAACATGATGAGGTAGTTTATAGAATCCATGAATCCAATCGTAAATATTTCTGGTGATGCAGATAAAGAGGGTTTCTTTGGATTCTACAATATCTCCCCAGTTTAAAAATCTAATAAAATGTTTGGATACATTATCTCCTAAATAATAAACTTGTGGCAAATTTAATCTTATAGAGATAAGTCTTTCTAGCCAGTTTGTTCCAGAGTGTCTTTCGCCAAAGATATAATAATTTTTAATTGGTCTATTTGGGTTGGCGTTCTGGATATAAATTGGTTGAAAAATATTAGTCATTTAAACTTTATGTTTTATAGCATGGTATATTCCTGGTATATCTTTATAATACTCCATAACGTGCCATTCCACATAAGGCATTGAATACTCTGACATATTGACATTTGCATAATTAAGAATAGTTGGTAATCTTAATTCACAAAAAATATCCTCACTATAAATATCATCAAATTCCTGATCTACCCATCTGTTTATACATTGTCTGTCCATAAATTGAACACAAAATGGTGCTGATCCCATAGCGTATGGTTTATATCTACCCAAGCGATTAATTTCATTAAACCATACCCATTGATTAATATTTAATCTTTGTAAATTTCTACCCACAAATCCGTTCACTGCTATATCCGGTAGTGGTATTGTAACTACAACATCCCATTCTAATATAGCAATATTATTGTGTTGAATTTTATCAAGATTTGATCTAAACCATTCTCTGATAAATTTATCATTATTTCTCCAAACAAAAACTTTTGGGAGATCATTTGATATATCACATAATAGTATTTGTGCGTCAGGATTACTCTTTTTTAAGTGATCTAGATGAATATATTGATCTTGAAAATCAACATATACTATAGTCCATTTATTATATATTTCTTGCATTACCATGTAGAATTTTAAATGTTGGAAAACGCAAACTAATCCCACCATCTTGGTTTTGTGTTTGTTCAAAATACTGAACAGTAATAATCTTACCTAGAATCTTCTTAGGATTCTGATAAAACTCCTGACGTTGATCAATAGTGAAACCGCTACCAACTCGCACAATATTATCTTTATGTTTGATCATTACGCAAGAAAGCATAGTTTCTTCATGCTCTCTGCCATTCAAGACATATCTAAATGGCCCCATTTCTGTGTCAATGACTTCATATTCATCATCAAAAAACTTCTTAACTTTGAGCAAGTCTTTACTACGCTTACCCTTGTATGGTTCATCAGCACGAAGCATCACACCTTCCCACCCATAATCATTACCTCGTTTTGTCCATTCGGCAAAATGATCGTCATCTTTAATGAGTTCCTGACCAAGCACACTAAGACAAGTGCAAGTATTATTTCTCATAACTTCTCTCAGATTATTATAGCGAATAGAATAAGGTCGATTCTTCTCTCCCTTCTTACTATAGAATTCATCATGGGTCAACATATCAAAAATCTTAAAAGATGGATTAGGAATAGTATGATCTTTCTTCTTGAGTTGTTTCATAACTCCCTGAAAATCCTCATTACCATCATCATCGACGAGACACAATTCACCATCAAATACTACATTAGTAATGTTGAGATTCTTAATCCCATCAGCAACAACACCAAGAGTGTCAAACTCTTTTCCTGTGCGGGAATAAAAGGTAGTGTTACCATCAGAGTCAACAATAGCGATACATCTAGCACCGTCAATTTTTCTGCTAACATACCATCCATCCTTCCAATCTACAAGTTTAGGTTCATATTTATCCGCAAGAGCAACACTAAACTCTGGAATATGGTCAGGAATAGCCTTATTAATAATCTTGTCACCAGCACGGGTTTTCAAATCCTTATCAACGATACAATAAATAAGTTCTTCAATATTGTTTTTATTTGACTGACTATCAATAAAAGTATGGACTGCTCCAATAGCATCGTGACCAGTAATCCTACGACTCTTTAGATCATCTAGAAGATCGAAGAAATTTTTATAAGACTTTCCTCTCAAAGAACTTTTCTTCTTGAGATTATCGCTAGTCACATTGTATTGCCACAACGGATGATAAGTGTAGAGAAGAATTTTCTTAGTAAAATTTGCAGCCTCAGAATTGTGGTTGCAATAGTCCTCAATAATAGTTTGCTTGTCAATAGTGCTACTGGTAGCCCTAAGATCACGAACCATTCCCCAAACATAATTAAAATCGTGAGTCATCCAAATAGTCTCCTGTGTTTAGCGTATTGTACCATACGCCGATCCTACTGTCAAGTATCGTCAATTTGATGTTTCGACTTGAGTTTATTTTGTTTTAGACTGCTCTATCCAATCTGCAAATTTAGATATTCTAGTATGTCCTGACTCATCTCCATATCTAGATGATGGCGATCTTTTTTCAGACATAATACAAGAATTGATACCAGCTAATTTACCATCTATAAATAGTCCACCACCACTATCACCGCTACCAATACAGAACTCTAATGCTGTACGATCTGATGATCCCGGTTGAGATGGACTACAAATTAATAAATCTTTAATAATATAATCTATCTTATTTGATCCTGCTCTTAACTTATTATCAAATTTTGTTCCACCAGTAGCAAATGTTCCTGTTATGCCATAACCAGCAATAGCACATAGTTTTTTGTCTTCATTATTATCTGTATATAATGCTGGATATCCATCAAGATTAAAAGATGTTTTACAATATCCGAGTGCTATATCTGCAATACCAAAATTATCTGCTTTAAAATCTGGATGTCTAGTAATAGTTGATACTTCATTTTTTTTATCGTTAATTATGACAAAACAAATTTTATATTTCTCAACAATATGTGCTGCGGTTAATATATGATGATCATCAAGAATAACACACGAGGCTGCGAATAAAGTGTTTTCCTCTGTTGTTCCAACAATTTGTGCTATACAATAAAAGTGTTTACCAAAATCAATATATTTTTGATCAGAAATTTTTGGATCTATTGTTCCACCATTAATAGTGGCTAAAGAATAAGAGCAAATAAAAACAGTAAGGACTATTTTAAAGATATTCATAAGCCCTCCTTATGATAAGTGGCTTATTATAATTACACTATTTTAGAATAATTCATTAATTACTTTACCAGTATTTGCTATTTTCATTGGTCTACCACTTTTAGAGGTAAATGTGGTATTTGTTGATAATCCTAGACTTCTTATAACACTAGCCAGCAAATCCTCAGAAGAATATATATTATTTCCAACAATATTTGTGCCATCGTGGTTTGTTTCTCCAACAACTATACCCCCTTTAAAATCACCACCACCAACAACAACACTCCAACTTCTTGCCCAATGATCACGACCACCACCACCATTGATAGATGGTGTTCTGCCAAATTCTCCCATCCAAATAATTGATGTGGTTTCTAATAAACCTCTTTGGCTTAAATCTTCAACTAATGCACTCATAGCCTTGTCAAGTTCTGGTAATTTTTGATTTTCAAGGGTTGCAAATATATTTGCATGATTATCCCATCCTCCTAAATCTACTTCAATAAATGGAACTCCCAATTCTACCAATCTCCTAGCCATTAAGCAACCTCGACCAAAACCCGTATTGCCATATCTTTCTCTAACTTCTGCTGGTTCTTTATTTACCTGAAATGCTTCCATTTGTTTTGTTGTTAGAAGATTAACTGTCTTATTTAATATCTTACTATGATCAATAGCAGACCCGCCTCTTTTTTCCTTAATGAATCTATCCTCTATTACTCCTAACATTTGTAATCTTTGACTTAATCTTGCTGGATCCATACCCATATTTAAATCACGAATATTACCATTGTTGCCAACAACGAATGGAGAATAAGTCATGCCTAAAAATCCTGGGCCAACACTACCACCATCAATGCTTATAAATAATGGAATATTAAGATGTGGTACGCTATCTTCTAATTCATGGGAAATAATACTGCCATAACTTGGATGCTCCATATTTGGACTAGGAACATATCCAGTGTGCATATAATATCTTCCTCTGCCATGATCGGCCTCTCTGGTACTCATATTCCTAATTATACTTAATTTATCCATATTTTGTGCTAATAATGGTAAATGTTCGCATATCTGGATACCATCAGCATTTGTATTGATAGGTTTAAATGGGCCACCTGTTGCTGCTCCGGGTTTCATATCCCACATATCAATTGTGCTTGGGCCACCACCCATCCATAATAATATTGCACTCCTATTTTTTGATTTTAGTTCAGCAGCATTAGCGGTTATGGAGTTGGTGAAGTTTATTGCTGGGATACTTAATGCGGAGGTTGCCGCAAAATGACTAAGAAAATGCCTTCGATTTATCATATCTTATCTATCTTTCTTTGAGGTTTTGGTATTAATTTTGGCCCTGCTTTATCATCACCTGGATTATTATTTCCACCGCCACCATTATTTGGTTTTGGAGGTTCTTCATAATGCTCAATCCATTTATATCCCATTGGCATTTTTAATTCTTCTTTAGCAATTAATGCCCAAGGAGTATCTGGAAAATTATCAACTATATATTTTAGATATTTTTGAGATGCTTGAAAGTTTTTATTTAGAACACTGTTATCAACTTTGAATTCTGAGTCTGGAACAAGAATCCAGATATTTGTTTTCGGGTCTTGTTTTTTAATTCCAGATTTTGCTTGTGCGAGGATTAGATTGTAGGATTCTATCCTGCATTTTGTGGCTAAAATTCTACCCATAGATAAATAGTATGATGCTAATATTCTTGGTTCTGTAATTTTATCTGATAATTTTTCTACCTGAGAAAGAATATCATTAATTTTATATATGGATGGTTCAATCTTTGCTGAGAATCTTTGTGCCATACTAAGTTCCTGAGCAAATGCACCATCGTTGTGTGCTTTGAATCTTAATGTTTGATGACCAAAAATATGAAGTGGTACTTTACTCGCTGACACTAGTGCTTGTTTGACTTTATCAGAAGAATATTCCTTAGTTTGCAACATCAGTGATCTATAGTCTGGTTTATATTTATTCATA